GCGGTGCCGCCGATGCCGCCGTAGCCGGCGGCCATGGTGACGAATTGTGCGGCGATCGAATCCTGATCGGTCGCGGTGATCGTGCGCGGTGTCGAGCCGAGCTCGAATCGCCGATCGAGCATCCGCAGATAGTCCTGGCAGGTGTACGTGACCACATGCGCCTGCTCGGTGATCTGATCCTCAGACTGTGTGACGATGAATCGACCCATGCAGATATCGGCGCCGGCGAGCTCATCCCACCGCCACGCGTACACATCGGTCTGCAATTCCTTGACCTGCGCGGCCTCGGCCGATTGGCCATCGAGCGTGAAGGTCAGCGTCGATGGCGCGCACCAGCCGCGCTCGAGGCGCCGGCCGCGCGCGTTGGCGAGCTCGACCACGATGGTCTGTGTCCAGGTCGGGCCGGTCGGCTGTGAGAACGCGCGGCGGTGCGCGGTGAGGCGCCAGCGGCCGCGGCCGGCAGGGATCGCGGTCGACGCGCGCGGCTCGGTCGGTGTCGGCTGCGCCGGCACATCGGCCGGCGCCGGCGCCCGGCCGACCGGCCAGGCTAGGAGAGGTAGCCGTCCTGCCATATCGCTTGCACCTGCGTGGCCGGACTGGTGTTGGATCCGGTCAGGCTCATGGTGTTATCGGTCTGCGGTGCCAGCACCGGCCACAACATGCGGGTCCAGTCGAGCTGATTGAGGATCGGCTGATTCGGGTCACCTTGGTAGAGCGCGGTGTGCGCGTCGGTGTCGACCTCGGCGAAGGTGCCGGCGCCGATGTTGAAAGTGCCGAGAAACGGCACCGCGTAATTGGTGCCGTCCGCGGCGCGGATGGTGACCACCGGGCCGCCGATCGGTCCGTAGATCCGCAGCAGCGGCTTCACCGGCAGGTCGCCATTGCTGTGGATGATCGCCGAGCTCGGCGCTGCCGTGCCGGTCGGATAGGTGCGCGGATAGGTCAGGTTGTAGGTGCGGCCGGCGAGACCGACGGTGCCGGCGAAGGCGGTGGCCACATGCTCGGTCGGATCGCGCACGATCGGATCCGCGGCGAGCCATTGCAGGCTGATGTCGCGCTGATTGTCGCCCTCCACTTTCCAGCTGTAGCCGCTGGCGCGCACCGTCAGCACGCGCTCAGGCGCGCCGGGCCGGTCGAGGATGTAGTGCAGGATCGGCCGCGCGCTCGGCACCATGAACGGCGCGAACGCGGCCGCGACATCATCGATGGTCGCGCCGGCACCGAGGAGCGCGGTGATATCGGCCTGCACCACGCGGGCGCCCATCAGGCTGGTGCGATCGGTCACCCCATCAGCGTCGGGCCGATCGTTCGTCACCTCGCGCGGCGCCGGATAGCCGAGATCGAGACTCGAACAGAAATAGCCGGCGGCCGGATCCTCGAGGTCGATGGTGTCGGTGTCGAGCACCAGCCAGGCGCGGCGCACACATGCCATCGCGCTAAATCCTTTCGGTCTGCACCGACCAGGCGGCGCGGCGCATGAAGGCCTCGACATCGACCTCGGTCGCAAAATGCGCGTTCTCGACCCACACCGATGGGCCCATGCGCGGCGCCGGCGATATCACCTCGCCGGCATGCGCGTAGACAATGCCGCTCGAGGTGATCAGGCCGCCTTGCGCGAGGTGCGGAATGAACGGAAGGCCGACCGTCACGGTGGGCACATGCACCGGGCCGATACCCCATCCGCCGATCTGAAAGTGCATCCGGTCCCACAGATCGATCAGCGCGTTCAGCGCAGCGCGGAAAGCGTCGGTGATGCCGTGCCACATGCCTGCGGCCGCCGACGCGATCCTCGAAGGCAGCGAGCTGATCCAGCCGATCAGACCTTGCCAGATGCCTTTGATCGTGCCGACCGCGGCCGACGCGGCGCCGGTGATCTGATCCCACGCGCCGGTCACCGCGTCAGCGATGCGGCCGGCGACACCGGCGAAGAATCCGACGATGGCATTCCACGCGCTGCGCAGCCAGGACAGCACCGCGGCGCCGGCGGCGCGGATCTGATCGAAATGGCGGATGATCAGCAGCACCGCGATGCCGATCGGGCCGGTGAGGATCGCGAGCAGCAGCGGCCAATTGGTGCGGATCCAGTTCCACACCGCCGCGATCGCGTCGCGCACCGCGCCCCATATCGTCTTCCAATTGCGATACAGCACATAGCCGATCGCGACCAGGCCGATGATCGCCGCGACGATCAACGCGATCGGCCACAGCGCCGCGAGCTCACCAGAGGCGGCCATCGCGCCGGCGGTCTCTGAGATGGTGCCGAACGCCATGATGGCAATGCCGGCACCCTGCAACGCCGGCCCATACTTTTGGCCGAACGCCGACACTTGATCCATCACCTTGGTTTTGAGCACATCCAGCTTGCCGGCGAAGGTGTCGACCGACGCGGCGGCTTGGCCTTTCAGCTTTTGGCCGAGCTCGCCCATCATCTTGGCCTGATCCTGCGCGGCGGTGCGCGCGTGATCGTGCGCGGTCTTGAGCTTGTGATGCGCGTCGGCGGACACCAGCGCCGCGCCTTTCACCTTGTCCTCAGCGTTGCGCAGCGCGATCGCGGCGGAGACCGATAGGTGCTTGCGGCCGCTGTCGATCGCCTCGAGGTCGGCCAGGCGCCGCTTGGCATCGGCGAGGTGCCGGTCGGCGGTCTCGGCTGCTTTCGACGCGCTTACTACTGCCTTTTGGCTGCTGCCGGCCTTGGTCACCTGAATGCCAAATTCCTTGAGCACTCTGGTGTTGCCGTTGTAGGCCTTGCCGAGCTTGGTCGCGGCCTCGGACAGGCTGATGTGCTTGGCGGCCGCGAGGTCGGATGCGGTATTCAGATACCGCAGCGCCTTGGCCGGATCATTGGTCGCGCTGGTGAGGATCCGCAGCGCGTCTTGTGTTTCGTGCGCGCTGTTCCCGAAATTTTCCTGATGGTGAATCGCGCCCTCGATCTGCTTGCCGTAATCGCTGTAATCGTGGCCGGTGGCCTGAATCGCGGCCTGCAGCTGCTGATGCGATGCCTGCTCTTTCGAGCCGAGACCGGACAGCAGCGCGCCCACCCCGGTGATCGCGGCGCCGGTGCCGATCATCGCCGGGCCGATCTTTTTGCCGTGGTCGACGATGTTGCCGATCGCGGTGTCGATGCCGTCGAGCACCTGGCCGAAAGGTCCGAGGACACCGGCCTTATTCAGGCCGCCGAGAAAGCCAGAGAAGGCTTGGTGCGCGCGCTGCGCCGAGCTCGCTGCTTTCTGGCCGGCGCCCTCGAGTGATTGGCCGAGACCGCGCAGGTCGCCGAGAACGCGGACAACGATTGACGGGCCGGCCATTTAGTGGCGCGCCTTGCTCGCGCGTTCTATCTCATAGGCCTCGCGCTGCATGTGCCGGATGAACGCCGCGTAGACATCATCGGCCAGCGCGTCGACCTCGGCCGGTGTCATGCGCCAATGTCGACAGAAGGCGGCGAGGTTGTCGAGGATCCGCCGCTCATAGGGTCCAATGCGGTCGGCGCCTCGAAGATCAGATCGGCGGTGCCGGCCATCTGCCAGAGCTCATCGGCCGGTGGCAGGTGACCGAGGCGGCCGGCGCGGCGGAAGAGCTCGGCGAACGCCGCGACCTGAAATTGCACCGTCGCGTCCTCATCCTGCAACAGGTCGGTGAATTGGCGGCCGGTCGCGGCTTTCACCGCGCGCATGCCTTCGGGGCTGATGCGCAGCGGCCGGGCCGGGTCGATCACAATCGGCGCCTCGAGGCTGTCGCCGTTGCCGTTGTTTTCAGTCATGCACCGCACCTCCATCGTCGGTGGTGTTCGTATACACACCAGAGCTCGCCAGCACCTTGCTGATCGCGTCGCCATACAAGGCGGCCGAGACCGGGCCGAGCCCGCGCGCGGCAGGGAAGAGGTAGCGGCCATCGCGCACGAATTGGCGGTGCGAATAGTGCGGTGCCTTACGCGTACCGCCGAATTCGACCCATCCGGCATAGGGCACCGACGCGCGGCCCATCCGCACCGCGGCGCCGGTGCGCGAGCCGGTCACGCGTATGGTGCCGCGCAGGCGGCCGGCATGGCCGGTGTCCGATGC